CACAAGATCATTCTCGAATCAACACCGACGATTAAAGGCCGATCACGTATCGAACATTGGATGGGTCGCAGCAATCAACATCTTCGATGGGTGCCGTGCCCGCATTGCGGCGAATACCAAATGCTCGTCAAAGGAGCTGACGGCGTGCCCGGCGGCATCAAGTGGGATCGTGACGCGGACGGCAACAGTGACGCGGACACAGCGTTTGCTTCGGCGTGGTACGAATGTATTGCCTGCTCTGGTCGGATCGAGAATTTTCATCGTGTCGAGATGCTGCGGCGTGGGATCTGGGCACCGGACGGCTGTACGGTCTCGACGGATGGCCAGCTAGTCGGCACTGCGATCAATGCCGGATCTGACGTTGTCGGATTCGGGCCGTTGCCATCGTGGTACGCATTGACCGAGACGTGGGGCAGCTTTGCTAGGGCGTGGATCCGTGCGAAGAAACGGCCGAGAGATTTACAGGACGTGGTTAATAGCTACATGGCCGAGACGTGGGAGGTGCGCAAAACGAAATCGACACCAGAGCGGATCGTCGAACGGATCACGGGGACAACACCGAGGGGCATCGTACCAGAGGACGGGCTGTTCCTGACGGTCACGGTCGATCGTCAAGCAGCCGAGGGCGGATTCGTGGTGTACCTTGTGCTGGCTCATGGAGCAGACGATCGTTGCTGGGCTGTGCAGTGGGGCGTATCGCCAAAACTGACGGACATTTGGTCATCGGTTGTGCGTGCGACATTCCCACACGCTGACGGCGGCCAAGGCCTCGTGCCGGTCGCGATGATGGTAGACTCAGGCTGGAATACGCGCGACACATATCAATTCTGCGAGACTCATCCGGGCGTCATGCCGTGCAAAGGATCATCGACAGACCTAGGGGGACTGCCTTACAAAGTCGTGTTGCTGTCAGAGGGAGCCGGCGGGCCGGGTCGTCGAGAATTACTGCACGTCAATACAGACTATTGGGAGACGGACGTACAATCGCGGCTTGAGGACAAGTTGGCCAATGAGCCGGGATCATTGACCCTCCCTGAGGGCTCTTCGCGCGACATCGAATTCGTCGCGCAGATTTGTAACGGACATCTCAAGGACGTGCTAGACTCGCGGGGCAACGCTCGCATGATGTGGGTCAAGAAAGAAGAAAGCCAACCAAACGATTTTCGGGATTGCTTGCGTTATGGATTGTGCCTAGCTAGGGCGTGGCTTGACGACAACAGCGGCCAGATGCCGCTGAGAACACAGAACACTAGACCGGAGCGACGAATTGTCCACAGCGGCTCGACGAGACCAGACGGGAGGGCATGGCATGACTAGCAAACGCAAGCCGGCACAGGCACAGCCACAGCACAAGCCAGAGGACAAGCCAGAGGACAAGTCACAGGAGGTAATCGACGCAAAGTCGGCTGATCGGATCCCGCAGCATCGCAGATGTCATATCTGTTGGGATCGGTGCAAAGGCGTGGGCACTGTGTACTCGACTCACGAGCGGACGCAGTATCTCAAGTGCCGGCACACGCTGACGGACTTTCCCCCGTGTGGTCATACGTGGAGCGTTCAGACTCGGTCGCACAATGCCGTATTTGTGAATCATCGATGGGTTGTCGTTGACGGGCGATGAGGCGAAATTTATAATCATTGCAGCGTCAGTTAACGGATGGCGCACACAATAAATAACGGGGTGGATCCAGATAATATCTGCCCCCCCGCGAAACACTCAGGCGAGTCGCCGTTAACGACTCGTCTGGGTTGTTTTCGTTTAATGAGGTGATTGAATGGCAAAGTCAAAGGGACGTTTGAAGATACCGTTCATTGATATTCTCCCGCCGCTGGCAAGTCACGAATTTCAAGCACTAAAGGCAGACATCAAAGTTCGTGGCGTGCTTCATCCTGTTTGCGTTGATGAGGACGGAAACATCCTCGACGGTCATCACCGATACCAGGTGGACAACAACGCACCGACAATCTTGATTGCCGGTCTAAGCGAAGCGGAGAAGATCGCGTTCGTGTTGTCCAGCAACAACAAGCGGCGGAATATGACGCCAGAGCAGCTTGGCGAATTGCGCAAACGAAACATCGAAACAGCAACGAAGCTAAAAGCAGAAGATCCGAAGAAATGGACACAGGCAAAAATCGCGGTGGCGTTGGGTGTGGGACAACAAACTGTTAACGATTGGTTCGATATTAGCTTTACCGGATCCGGTAAAGCTAATATCGACGCTCGCCTGTCCGTAAACGCCGAAGCGAAATCTGTAATCATCGAACAATCAGCCGAAGGTGTTACGCAAAAACAACTGGCGGCGGACTTCGGAATAAGTCAGGGGCGCGTCAGCCAGATAATCACGACAGCAGCGGCAAAGACCGTCAAACGCAAACAGCTTGACGACATCGCGGCTCAGACGCCGGGTGGGTTCAATGGTGTTTATGACGTGATCGTAATCGATCCACCGTGGCCGATGGAAAAGATCGAACGCGAAGTAAGGCCCAATCAGATTGAATTTGATTATCCGACAATGACAGAAGAACAGTTGGCGGCAATGAAAATTCCATCTGCCCCTGATTGTCACGTCTTCCAGTGGACGACGCACAAGTTTCTACCGATGGCGTTTCGTTTATTTGATGCTTGGGGCGTCAAATACGTTTGCACATTCGTATGGCATAAGCCGGGCGGATTCCAGCCGATCGGACTTCCACAGTACAACTGCGAATTCTGTTTGTATGGTCGCATGGGTGCACCGAAATTCGTTGACACCAAAGCGTTCAACGTCTGTTTTCAGGCGGCTCGCGGAAAGCACAGCGAGAAGCCAGAAGAATTCTACGATGTTGTCCGCCGCGTGACAGACGGCAAGCGAATCGACATTTTCAATCGTCGTGAAATCACTGGTTTCGATCGATGGGGGAACGAAGCATGAGCGAATGGCAAAACGACAAAGGGTGGTCGGATAATTTCTTAACAGAGATCAAGCGAGCCCTAGCGATCCATTTGATTTGCGAGGCACCAGTGCAGGAGGATCAGGAGAGAAACACGGATTTGATTGTGCTGAAGATGGATTCAGTTCGCGTTGCTTGTCGTATTCGTCGCGAGACATGGATCAGCTATAGCAACGAATTTACGATTCGTGTAGGAAGACCAAGTAACGCCAAAACAGAACTAGCAAAGATTATAGAAGGTTGGGGAGACTTGTTTTTTTATGGTTTTGGTTCGAACGACGGGTCAAAACTTGTCTCGTGGAAGATCGGCGATTTAAAAGTATTCAGACTGACGCTCATGCGGTATATGGCAGAACACAAAGGACAGTTGCCGGGAATACCAAAGTCAAACCATGATGGATCCAGTTCGTTTCGCATTTTTGATTGGAGCCAATTTGCAGGGATGGTAATTGGTTCTTCGGATCCTGTCGTTGACGGGCGATGATGCGTGACCTAGCAATACTGGTAATGACTTAGCGTTTGTCATGGCTTCAAATTGGGGCCATGACAACCTACGGCTCCTCCGCATCTGATCGCCTGCTCGCAGTTCGCGAAGCGATCAACACAACGCTCACGGCGCAAAGCTACTCTGCTGCCGGGCGATCGAAGTCCATGGCCAGCCTCGGCGAGCTGCGCAAGCTCGAAAAAGAGCTGATGGACGAGGCCGGTTTTAGCGGCTCAATGTGCAGTCTCGGCCTCATACAGAGGCCAAGCCTATGAACACGATGGATCGTTTCATAGCGTCGTTTGCGCCAAGCTGGGCACTGTCACGGGTGACAGCACGGGCGACGCTCAATCAGATCGAGTCGTTCTCCGGTGCTAACGGAGGCTACGAAGCCGGCAAGTTAAACCGCAACACCAAGGGCCGGCTCGGATCGTCGATCAAGGAGCACGCTGTACCGACAGCACAGCTTGAGCGGCTTCGATGGCAGTCGTGGAATCTGTGGCGTAACAATTCACACGCTCGCAAGATCGTCCGAACGCTCGAAAGTAAGATCGTCGGTCAGGGAATGCAGCCTGAATCGCAGGCAATCAATCTCGACGGCTCACCCGATGTTGCGTTTCGCGCACAATCCAAAAAGCTCTGGACGTCAATTCAAAGCGGCTTTGATTGGCGAGGTCTACCCGGTCGCGGTGGCGTGACATTCGGGGGCCTCCAGCGGCTTGCACTGAGGGCCTGCATCCTATCCGGTGAGACATTGCACCGGATCGTACCGATTAGCCAAGCCGATCAATTTCAGCGCGACATCCCTGTTCCGTTGGCACTGCAAATGATCGACGCGGCAAGGCTGTCGGATCAGACACATCCGCCGGGTGGGACTGAGGTGCCATCGGGGCACATGGTCTATCGAGGCATCGAACTCGACGCGGACGGCAAGCGGGTCGCGTATTGGATCGGCGAATATTCACCGGGCACGCTGGAGCAGACGTACGGGACGATGGCTCGCATCCCTGCCGAGCAGGTCGCACACCTATTTGTTGAGGACGACATCGACCAGCTCAGAGGCGTACCGTGGTTCGCCGCGGCGTTGCTCAACATGCGAGACACGGACGATCTGCAA